CATGTATCGTTCCGTCCTGGCTCGTCTGAGGAAGAGGGTCAGTATGTAGATTTGACATTCAAAATCCTTGCTTGCGAGGATGGAGAGCTTTACAAGAAGTTCAGGGTCAAGGCTACTGATTGGAGCGCTCAGGCAGGCGGCTAATCGTCACGGCACATCCTAATGGCGAGTGGAATAGACACCCTTTGGCAGTTTGGTAGGAGAAAACTGCCTTCATCGCAGGATAGAGCAGTTGGTAGCTCGCAAGTCTCATTGGCTTGAAGTCGGCGGTTCGAGTCCGTCTCCTGCAACTAAACTCAGTTTTTTTATAATATGGCACAGACAATAGAGCAGAGGGTCGCATCTGCCATTCTTGAAAAAGCGACCAATAAGATTGAGCTTGGCGGTGTGGTCTATCCTATTGCAGACCCATCTATTGCCACGCTCATTCTCGTTTCTGAGCTTATCTCCACGCTCCCTGTGGTAGATAAGGAGATTCCGAAAGAATTGCGAGTTTACTCAGCTCTCCATTACGCAAAAGATTATAGCGCAATCGGAGATATATGCGCAATCCTCATTCTCGGAGCAAAGAATCTCAGAGAAGAAAAGGAAATCATCGAAGAAAAGCGCATTCTCGGCTTGTTTCCCTGCAAGAAAAAGGTTAAGGTGATAGTTGATAAGCAAGCAGAATTATCGAGGCTAATACTCGAAAATATCAAGCCATCGACCATCTTTGATTTAATCATTCAGAGATTGCAGGATATGGAGATAGGGCATTTTTTCTCCATTACCACTTCCCTGTCAGAGGCAAACATTCTGAAACCGACAAAGGAAGTGGTGCAGCACTAAATGATAGCATTTGGGCGACCGTTCTCGGTATTGCAAAACTATTCGGGATGACCGACAAACAGGCTCTCTATGACATCAGTTATAAGAATGCCGTGATGTATAGCCGTGCGATGCCGATGCCTAATGATAAATCAGATAGCGACAAGCCTCTATATGATGATTCTCTCGATGCAAACAATCCTGATAATTTCAATAAGTTCAACAATTTTGAAGAAGAAGAAATCGTAAGAATATGAACGTAGATGACGGTACTTTGAGTTTTGGCACTGCCATTGATATGGGCGGTTTCGATGAGGGCATGAACCACATCGAGGGCAAGGTTTCTGAGATAGGAGAAAAGGCAGAGGCTGAGAGTTCGAGAATATCTGAACTCTTAACCAATATCCCTGATGTCAATATCGATATTATCACCAATGCCTCTGAGTCGCTCGCCGTCATTCAGCAAGGTTTCGATGAGATTGATAGGGTTGTCGATACCAATAAGGCAGCAATCAGAGACCTCGAAAAGGAATATGCTACCCTATCCGATAAGATTAAGATTGCATCCCGAAAGGGTGATTCAGGAGAGGTCAAGCGGCTCAAAGAGGAAAAGAGAGCTATTCAGGAGAATATCGCAATCCGAAAGAAAGTCAATGATGAAGCTGCAAAGACTGCTGATGCTCTCGCTGCAACAGAGAGGCAGTTGAAGAAAGAGGCTGAGGAAGCTGCAAAGAACGCATCCAAGCATGAGAATCTGCGTACCAAAATCCGTGAGCTGAAACTTGAACTCGTGGAGATGGAGGCAGCAGGTCAGCGAAATACTGATAAATACAAGGAAATCCAAGAGGAAGTCGGTCGATTGACCGATGCTTGGAGTGATGCGACCGCTCAGGCTACTATCCTCGCTCACGACCAAAGAGGAATGCAGGGTATCATTGTGGGTCTCTCAGGTGTATCGGGCGCAATGTCGGCAGCTCAGGGAGCGGTCGGTCTCTTTGCAGGAGAGAATGAGAATCTGCAAAAGATAATGCTCAAAGTGCAGTCTCTCATGGCTATCACGATGGGATTGCAGCAGCTTCAGGCAGCACTCGACAAAGATTCAGCATTCCGTCTTGTTACCCTCAATGGTCTCAAACAACTTTGGAATAAGCTCATCGGAGAAAGCTCCGATGTCATCGCAACTGAGAATGCAGCCATCACGGAGAATGCAGCAGCTCAGGAACTCGATGCGGCAGCGACCACTACCGATACGGCAGCTCAGACAAAGAATAACGCATCTACCGTAGCAGGAACGGCTGCACAGGTCGCCAATACCGCTGCAACAAAATCGGCAACCGCAGCAACCGTAGCAGGAACTATCGCAACAAGGGCTGCATCTATCGCTCTGAAAGGATTGAAAGCGGCTCTCATATCAACAGGCATCGGTGCAATCATCGTGCTTGTCGGAGAGTTGGTTTCATGGCTCACCACTCTCTTTGATACTATATCAGAGGCAGAGGAACGAGAGAAAGACCTTAATGAGGTGATGGATGAGGGCGCAAAAGCCTACGGAAAGGCTCAGGCAGAGATTTCGGGATATATCACCAAGATAGAGACATTCAATGGTACAAAGAAGCAGGAGAAAGAGTTAGTCAAAGAGCTTAACTCTAAGTATGGAGAGGCTCTCGGATATTATAATTCCCTCTCTCAATGGAAAAATGTTCTCATTACCAAAGGTGAAGCCTATTGTACGATGCTACTCAAAGAGGCAGAGGCACAGGCTATCCTGAACAAATATACTGAGGCATTCATCGCTCTTGAAGAAGCTCGTCACAAGAAAGCGAGCGAGTATGGACATTGGTACACCACCAAAGCAGGAGATGAGCAGCGTAAGAAAGAAGCTATCGAGGATGCTCAGAATACCGCTGATTATTGGATGCAAGCCTATAAGGATAAGATGGCAGAGGCTCAGAGTGTGAAGATTGATTTCAATATAGGCGGTCATACCGACCCGAAATCAGGCGGCGGTAGAGGCGGTGGAAAGAGTGGCTCAGACTTCGACCCAAAGAAAGCTGCTCTCGAAACTCAGAAAGCCATCGATGACTACAAAGATAAGGTCAAGAAGTATCTCAAAGGAGCGAATGATGAGGTGAATCAGCTCATTATCGATTCTCAGGAGGAAGGTCTTGTCAAGGAACTCAATGTATCTCGGAGTGCTACTCGCAGAAGACTCGAAGATTGGGAAAATCAGCTCAGGCAGCTCGCAGAGCAGAGGAAAGCTATGCTCAAAGCGGTATATATGCAGCAGAAAGGAGCTACTGAGGTCGGTTGGTCTGAATCTGATGCAGGAAAGAAATCTATCGAGCAATACATGAAAGATTTGCTCGCTGATGAGAATATCTCTAAGGAGTATTATCGTGTCCGTCAGCAAATCACAGAGAATGGAGAGAATGAAATCATGCTCATCCGTCAGAAATACGATGATATGCTGATTGAGCAATATGGAACGAATCTGCAAAAGCAGGAACTTCTGCATCGTAAATGGATGAATAAGATGAAATTCCTCCCTGCTGAATATGTCGCAGAGGCAACAAAGCAGATGGATGAAGAATTCGCTAAACTCAGTTCAGAGAATTTCAAGGAACTCATAAATTGGGAAAGCGTATTCGGTTCTCTCGATAAGCAATCCATCCAATCCCTGCAAATCAACCTCGAAAGAGTGAAAAAGTATTTCGAGGAAAATAAGGCTACGATGGATGGCAAGGAAATCAAGGAATATACCGATGCTATCAAGCAGATGGAAGATGAGATTGCCTCTCGCAATCCCTTTGCTGCTATGCACAAATCCATCAAGGATATGTCGGCATCCAAGACGGAACTTGTCAATGCTCTCAAAGAATTATCTACCGCACAGAATGAACTCAATGCAGCAGAAGAAGCGTATAAAAACGCTATGCAGGAGCAGAGAGAGGTCATCGATGCTGTCGAGAGAGGCGAACTCGCCCAAGATTGCCAACAACAAGCGGATGCAGCCGATAATCTGAGACAGGCTACTGAAAGGCTTGCAGCGGCTCAGAAAAAGAATGCACAGGCTGAGAATAGTGTAATCAATTCCCGAAATAATCTCACTCAATCATATAAGAGCTTTGCTCAGAACTTGAAGAATGCAGGAGGCGTGATTAAAGATGTCGGAGGAAAGGCTAAGAATCTCGCTCAGGTATTCTCGGATGACCTTGCAGACGGAATCGGCAAAGGTCTCGACTTCATGGATGAGATTTTGGGAGCTGCTACCGATGTCATCGATGCAGTTTCAGATGTCGGAAAGGGTGCAGCAAAAGGAATTGAGGCGACCGTTGATGCAGCAGCTCAGGGTGCAACGGCATCCGCAGCAGCAGGAGCGACAGCTATCTCCACCATCGAGAAAGCATCTGTCATTCTCGCAGTCATTTCGGCAGCTCTGCAAGTGGCAACCGCTATCGCTAATCTATTCAATGACGATGATGAGAAGCAAGAGGAAATCGAACGTTTGCAGCAGCGTATAGACCAGCTCCAATGGGAACTCGATAATCAGGATGCAGTCAGATTGCAGAATAATATCGGCGATGCGGTTGCAAGAGTCCGTGATGTCTATAAAGAGACCTATGAGGAAGTTCTGAGACTGCATCGTGAGGAAATGAGGGATGCCAATATATTCAAGGTCATCCGAATGTATCAGGTTGCTCAGAACGAGGCTTATCTGAAATCTATTGAGAAGATTGCCGATGCTTATGCTAAGGCTGACTATACGGCTAATAAATTCCTCGGTGAGGATAAATATAAGAATTCTCGAAAGCAGCTCGAAAATCTCGCAGAGCAGCAGTTACTCTTGCAGAAGCAGATAGACGAGGAAAATAGCAAAAAACATGATGACCAAAGCAAGATAGCTGATTGGAGGCGTGAGATTCAGGAGATAGCCAATGAGATGGCTGAAATCATCAATGAGATGATGGAAGACATTATCGGCACTACTGCTGAGGATTTGGCTCAGACTTTAGGAGATGCTTTCTTTGATGCAGTCGCACAAGGCGAGGATGCGATGGAGGCTTGGCATCAAAAGGTCAATGAGATAGTCAGGGATATTCTGAAACGAATGATGATTACTCAGTTCCTCGAACCTGCTATCGGAAAAATCTTCGATAAATACAAGAAGATTTGGTTTGATGAAAAGGGCAATTTCCAAGGCATCAATACGGTCAAGAATTCTGCTAATAACTTTGCTAATGACCTGAACAATGCAGGAGAGCAATTCTCGCAGATATACTCGGCACTCAATCAGGGAATGAAAGACCTCTTTGAAGATACCGCAGAGAGGCAGGGAGAGAGCAGAGGTATAGCGACCGCATCTCAGGATAGTGTCGATGAGAATAATGCTCGCCTCACGACCATTCAGGGGCATACCTATTCACTCGTGCAGGGAGTGACCGAACTCAATGCTACGAGTAATCAGATTCTCGCTCGTGTGACAGGAATCGAGCGAAATACCGATGAGACAAATAATAAGCTCGATAATATGAATACTCGTATCAAGCGTATCGAGGATAGTGTGGACGATATTCAGCGAGCAGGAATCAAGATTAAAGTGTAAAGCGATGAAAGAGATTAAAGAAGCACAAGAGAAATGGAAAGCTGCCAAGAATGCAGCTCAGAACCGATGCGAGAAGTCCCATAATTATGAGATGGCTCGTAAGCTCGGAGCGTGTCAGATGTTCACAGGCGAGGAATCTATGGAGGAAATGATTAACCTCATGTTTTCACCTCAGGGCGCAGAATTCCTCACAGAAAACCATTTCCCCGACATCGCAACATTCCGAAAGTTCAAGAAATATCATCCTGAGCGATTCGGAGTCTATATCGATGCAGGGAAAATCACGCTCTCAGAGGCTCGAAAAGCTTTCTTGGTAGGTAATACCATTGCAGAGATGAAATACTCTCAAATCGCAGGAAATCGCTTGATTCTGATGTGTGGGGCATCTGCTCATATTGAAGCTTCGGGATATTCCATCGTGAAGATAGAGAAAGATGATGTCTCAAAGGTAGAAATCGTGAAATCTGATTATGCTAAGGTATTGCAATGAGAGAGACAGGAAAACTATTTATCGATGGTCGGGATGCTATGCTCGAATATGGCATCTTTGTTGAGAAGGGCGGCTATAAGGGAGTCGTTCAGATGCCATCTTTCAAAACGCTCGATACGACCGAATGGGAGGAATTCGATGGTGTCGAGGTTGATTTGCTTTCTCCTGTTCTCGATACCCGACAATTTCAGATTCAGTTCTGCATCACGAATGTGCGATATGCTGAGGATTTCTTCGATGACCTTGCCACAGGTGCATATCATAATTTCCAATTCACAGAACTCGGAAAGACCTATCGACTGAGGATGGTGTCGAATGGCTCATTCTCATCGTTTATAAAGCTCGGAAAACTCACTCTTACCTTTGCTGACGATTTCCCTGTTGTGCCATCAGGAAATCCGTATCAGCTTGGTAAGAGCGAAGTCCGACAATCGGGATATGAGCTTGATGGAATCGATTTCTCTCAGTTCGGCTCATACATTCTCAGAGGCTCAGATGATAGTATCAGGAAAGCGGCGAATATCCGTGATGCTTTGAAGATAAGCGTGAAATCCATCTCAGGAATCGATTATGATGATGAGGAAGTGCATTTCAAGGCAAAAGATGTCACTCTGAAACTACTCATCGATGCTGAGAATATAACCGAGTTTTGGAGACGATACAATTCTCTCTTTGCTATCCTCATGCAGTCAGAATCTCGCATCCTCTATTTCGCAAATCTCCCTGCTGAATATGACTGCTATTATAAGAGCATGAGCGTCTCTAAATTCGAGATATTGAGAGATGGGAAGATTTGGTGTGAGTTCTCTGTGATTCTGACATTCACCGCCTATCGTCCTGAAAGCTCATGGATGCTGCTTGCGACAGAAGATTTCGATTGGGTCATCACAGAAGATGCAGAGAATCCTGCTCGTATCAAGGTTCGTCCGAAATACGGCATTTCCTTACTCGTCACAGAGGATGGAAAATACATCATCACAGAAAGCGATAGCGATAAAATTTATATCAATAATCAAAATTAAAGCAATATGGCAGACCAAAAGAAAAGAATTTCAGAGTTGCCCGAAAGTCAATCCACACAAGGATTATATACTATCGGCGTGAACGCTCAGAATGAGAGTGTCAAAGTGCCTCTTGGTTCTATCTTGGCAGGGTATGACCAAGCGGCTCAGGATGCAGCTCAGGCGAAACAGACCGCAAATGCTGCTCAACAGGCTGCTGCTTCGGCTACTCAGACTGCGAATAGTGCCTCACAAGCTGCCTCGCAAGCGCAACAGGATGCTGCTTCGGCAGAGGAAACCGCAGGAAATGCAGACGATAAGGCGACCGATGCTCTTTCTATTGCCAAGAATACATCTACTAAGAGATTCTATGGCATCGTTGATTCTGCTACTATCCTCAATCAGTCAACGACTGCATCGGGCATAGTGGTTTATGTGAAAAATAGTGGTAAGTTCGCTCTGCGAGTATATTCAGGAGGCATATTCAAGTACTATTCTAATTGGGAAGGTGCAGATGAATATATGGATGGTACTCGTACCTATCCTATCGCTGATAAGCTCTATATCTATGATGGTCTTATCTATTCGTGGAATGAGGGTGATGAAGCTCTCGAAGTCGTAGGCAATGACCCTGAGGAACTCGCAGCAATCAGACAATCCATCGATGATGCAAAAGCAGAGTTGCAGGAAGAAATCGTTGCCGCCCTGTTCATCAATGTCAATAAGATGTTCAGCACGAGTACCCCGATGTCGCTTGGTACGGCTTTGGGATTGCTCTATGATAATGACGAATCCCGATATTACAAAGCTCAGGGTGTTGTCATCACTTTCCTCGGAACGAATGGAAAGATGGAGAGTTGGCAATGGCATAGCAGCGCAAAGGTTGATTTCACCGACACTACCACTTGGACGAAATTCGGAGGAACGGCAGCAGTCGGCAACTGCTATAATGTCACGAATGAAGTTCCTTTGCAGAGCGGTTACTATACCTTGCAGAATGCTATCAATGTGACATTCTCGAAAGGATTTACCTCAATCGGTATGCAGATAACATTCGCTATCGCTCGTGGCTCATGGAAGACTTATCAGTATATCGGTGAGGATTCTCAGGAGGCGACCTTCAAGAATATCAATAATTGGCTCGACCTTGCAGGAATGAGCGCAGGAGCTGAGACACTCATCAATGTCGATGCTCTTTGCGGTGCTTGCACGGCTGCTGCTTTCTATACTCTCGAATATGCCATTGCTGCAATCCGTAAGCTATCTACCGACACAGGGATTGATTATGCAAAGAGCGGTCTCATCATCACCTATCAGATTGCAGAAAACACATGGGAATGCAAGCAGTTCAAAGGAGTGATATCTGATTTCGGAGAGCCTTCTTTGTGGCAGGATTTCGGAGGCGGTGGTTCTCAGGTGGAGACCTCAGATGAGCCTGAGGAAGATGGAGAGGATGCTTTCTCCACAGGTGGCGCATATACCCATCTCCCGACAGGAATCAAGCTCGATACTGAGACAGAGGGTATCGTGAAGTTGCAGCTCGAAAACGCAGAACATGAGGGAATCGGCGATGAGATTCAGTTTGCAGTCGGCTCAGGCGGCGGTGGCGGCGGTGGCGGCACTATCGTTGCTATGGCTTTCGAGACATCGCCTCTCTATGGCAATGCAGGAAGTTCATTCATTCTCCGTGCTGCCGTCCGCTCGGTTACGACCGTAGGACAGACTGAGCAGGATAATATGATTGCGACCATCGCTCTCATCGATAGAGATACGAATACTACTTTGGAGGTATTCAACTTCAATAAGGCTTCATCTCCATCTATGAGTACCTATGATTTCGTGATGGATGTCTCTAAGTATTTCGCCAATGCAGGAGTGCGCCGTTTCAAGTGTCTCATCACCGATGATGCAGGAAATACAGGCTCTCGCAATATCAGTGTGACTGCCGTAGATGTGACCGTGAGCAGCGTTCAGACCCTGCAATACACATCAAGCACGGCTCTCTCTGTCGGAGGAACTGCAAAGAGTATTCCTCTATTCAAGTTCGCCAACAATGCGAGCGATAAGGGCATCAATGCTATCGTGGAAATCTATATCGATGGTGCATGGCGTGAATTGGGCAATACGATTGTTCAAGATACCTATTCTCATGGCATCTCAATCGACCCGAACAACTGCCTCGGATATACGCTCGCTCATGGCTCATATCCTATCCGTGTTCATGGTGTCGATGTAGCTTCAGGAGTGGTCGGTAATTATCTATATTCGGGCATCTTCTGCATCGATGATACGAGAAATACTCCGCTCGTGGTCGAGAGTTGGATGAGTGATGGCATCTCTCCTGTCGTGAAGCTCTACGAGACCATCACCGTCAATTATGCGGTCTATGACCCGACAAGCAATGCTCCGACTGCAACCGTCTATCTGAATGGAAATGCCGTTCAGAGCCATACCGCATACCGCTCTGCTGCCTATACCTATTCGCATCAGGTTTCAGGAGTGGCATCCGATGGCACATTCTCTCATATCGTCAAGGTTCAATGCGGAAGCACCTATGGCGTAGAGGCGACTTTCCTTGTGAGCGGAACGGTCATCGAGGCAGCTCTGAAATCAGGCGCAATCTATGGCTTTGAATTCTCGAACAGAAGTAATGAGGAAACAGACCATTCTATCATCGATAATGGCTTTGAAATCGCCGTGAACGGCTCGAATTGGAGTTCAACAGGCTTTGTATCATTCTTGGGCGAGAAAGCTCTGAGAATCGCAGAAGATGTGACTGCAACGCTCAATCATCAACCATTCAAGCCTACATCTATCGAGAGTAATGGTTTGGGCATTCAGTTCGCTTTCGCTGCAAAGAATCTCGTTGATGATGATGCAATCCTGATGGAGTGCTTCAATGAGGGCGTAGGAGCTGGCTTCTATGTGACAGGAAGGGCGGTCGGCATCTATTGTGCGACAGGTCTTTCAAATCATGCAGAGGAAAGAGCCTATAAGCAGGGAGAGAAAGTCTCTGTTGCCATTGTGGTTGAGCCTGCAATCGAGGGTCTCGGTCAGACTCGTGGCGGTGTGACCTATTATTTCATCAAGCTCTATCTCAATGGTGAGGAAGTGGCAGTTATCGGATATGTTGCAGGTCAGAGTAACCTCATTCAGGAAAAGCCAATCTCATTCAATGGCTCTCAGGGTGATTTCTATCTCTATTATCTGTTGGCATGGGAAGATTACTTCCAATTCGACCAAGCATTCCAAAACTACCTCGTAAAGCTCACCAATACAGAGGATATGGTGCAGGAGTTCAACTTCGAGAATGTCATGGCATCTCAGCAAGTGACCGAACTCGGAATCACCACAACAAAGCTCCGTCCTCAGGCTTCGCAGCTCTCAGATAGAGGAATGGCGTATATCATCGAATGTCCTTTCAACGGCTCAGACATCGAGGCTCTCGATACGACCGTATCAACGAAAGACCAAATATATGTCACTCTCTATTATATCGACCCTGCAAGACCTTGGACTAACTTCGTGGCTCGTGATGTGGCTCGTAGGAATCAGGGAACGACATCGGCTCAGAGACCTGTGAAGAATCCTCGCTACTATCTCGCTCAGAAGAAAGGCTCGACCTATGATAAGGCGACCAAGAAAGGCGGCACTACCATCACTCTGCTCAATCCTGACGAGACAACCGAAGCAGGACGCAGGGCAATCGCTCTCGCTGCCATCAATAAGGTGCAGATTCACGATAATTCCATCCCTGTGGATATTATCACGGTCAAGGTCGATTATTCTGATAGCTCGAATGCGAATGACTGCGGCATCTGCGATATGATGAACGCAACATTCAGGGCATTGGGTCGTAACTATATGACTCCTGCTCAGAGAGCTTTCGATGGTACTTGGACGAAAGGCTCGCTCGTGGTTGATGGTCTCGTGATGAATCACTCAACCGCCAATATCCCTGTGGCAATGTATCGCTCAAAGAGCGACACAGGCAGCAGTCCGTATTTCCATTCAAAGGGAAATTGGAAAGAGGATAAGAAAGAGCAGGTCGCACTCGGTTTCAATGATGTGCCTGGCTATAACAAGGGATGCCTCAATTACGGAGACTTCATCGAGTTCTTCGGAACGGATGGCGAGACTCTTGCTCAGACAAAGAGCCGTTTCCTTGCTACGAGTGGTCTTGATACCTCTGCGACTTATGTTCTCTCGATGTATTGCGGTTCATCCTATAAGGTGATGAAGCATAACGGCACATCATGGGTTGAGCAGACAGGCTCGATGGTTCAGAATGCAAACGGCAGATGGACGGTCACAGGCTCTGTTATCAATCCGACCGATGGATTTGAGCTGCTGAATTATCAGGGCATGGATTGGTTCAAGGGAGTTTCTTCTGTCGCTGACATGATGGCTCCAAGT